CGTTGACCCATTCAGACTTGTAGCTGAAGCTTGACCTGATGTTAATTTGTTTAATAAACTCATAATTGTTTGTTTTATTATAAATATTGAACTATTGTACTTCGTACATACCTAATGGTGCCATTTCTGGTGTCTTCTTAATTAGTTGTGTTTGACCCATTAACATTTCGCTTAACAGTTTTTCTATCCTGCTATTATCCGCAACTACTGTAGTTTGGGGTGATGATGAAGATTCGTTTTTAGAACCCCCCTTTAAATTAGTTCCAGCAATTATAGTATCACTATCATTAAACCTTACAGCCCCCTCTGGTGAGAACATAGTACGTTTACCATACCCATCTTGTTGGAAATCATCGGCTGTTGCGTAATAAGCAGCTAAAGCTCCCATTCCTACTGCTAAACCTGCAACAACCCCAACCATCCCTAATCCTAAAGTTCCGGCAGCCGCCGCCGCCATCTTAGCTACAGCAACAATTCCTGCTTTTATACCTAATAAGGTTTCAAGAGCAACTGTTTTTATTAATCCCGCATTTGCAACCAACACTGCTGCTCCTACAACTGTAAAGGCAGCTGCTAACCCCGCGGCTAATGGTCCCATATTTTCTAAGGTTTCTTCTAAAGATTTTGAAGGATCTATTATAGCATTAAAAATTTCACCTATACCATTAAAAGCCTCTAGGATGGGAGTTACTAAGTAAGAAATCAGTTGTATAGCAGGTACAAGTAGGTCAATTATAGGAGAAATCATCTCCATTATAGGGGTTACAAGTTGAACAAAAACATCTTTAATTTTATTCATTATAGCTTCGAATTTTTCAGCATTGCTTACTTGTTCTCTTAATCCGGCAATACCATCTTTTTCCATTTCGGCCGTTGCCTGAGCTAATCCTACTTCTGCAATTCTATTTTTTAGTATTCTTTCTTGTTCCTTTGCTTGATCACCAGTTGCTCCCTTTAATTGTTCTTGAACAAATAAAGTTTCTGCTAGACTATTTGCATTCATACCAACTGCTTTAGCTAATGCTTCTTGTTCAATTCGGTTCATTTTGCCAAAATCAGCAGCACTTCCCGCTTGTTCTGATATTTCACGGGCAACTCCTGCCATGTCATTATTTAATGCCGCTTGTCTTGCTTTTTCTAAATTTAAATCTTTATTAAGTAATAATTCAGCCTGTAATTCATTAGAAATAGATTCTTCAAAATTAAGTAAACTATCTGCTATACCTTCTACTTTAGACATTTCCATACCTAAAGCTTTAGCCGTTGCTACAGCCTCACCTATTAATTTTGGGTTTTTACCTAAAGATAATGTTGTAGCAGCAGATATTTTTCCTATGTCTTTTGCTAAATTCTTTTCATTTAATTTTACACCTAAAGAGGTTGATGAAATTTTGGCTTGAGCCATAAACTCACCTGTAATATCGTTCATAGATTTACCTGTAGCTAATGAGATATTATTAATACCTATTAACTCTTCATTGGTAAATCCTGCCATTTCTCGCATTTCAGTAAATGCAATAGCATTTTCACCTGCTAAAACAACACTAGTTCCTAGAGCATTGTTTATAGCCATTTGGGACTCTTGTATCCCTTTAGTAGTGACAAAAACATTACCAGATTCATTAGCCTGTCTTGCAAATTCTTTCCGAGTTGCTAGAGCTTCAGTATAGCTCATATTTAGATTCTTAGCTAAATCACCGGCCCCAGAATCTACCCCCTTTATAGCATCTATAAGCTGATCACCTATAAATTTAGCTAATGCTAAGGGATCTGTAAGGTTCTTCATCATGGATTTACCCAATGAACCTATACCTGCTTTTAAAATTTGTACTTTACCCCCAAACGTTGCTGTTTCTGTCCCACCTTTAGTAACTTCATCCGCTACTTTAGACATTGCATCTTCAGCATCTTTTATTCCTAGTTGGTCAACTAGGCCACCCATTCCTAATTTATCTAAGGCGGATTTAAGACCACCAATCATAGCACCCCCAAGACCCATAGCATCATTAATTTTAGTTTCTTCAGCAAGTCTTTTTCTAGCAGTAGTTAATAAATCATTATATAAAACATTTTCATTTGCTAAAGTTCCTTCAATTTCAACTAAAGCTGATAATTCTCTATCAGTTATTGAATTAGCATCATATTTTTGTTTAAGATTTGTATAAAGGGTTTTTTGGTTTTCTTTTTCAGCCTTAATTTTATCTTGAATAGATATTAATTCTTTTTTACTAAGTTTATTAATACCTACTTGATCATTTTGTAGTTTTTGGGCTAAACCCGACAGGGTATTAAAGGATTTTTTTGCATCCGCTAGTGGTTTACTAGTATTTTGCATTTCTTGAACTACATTTTTAAAACCAGATGCAAGACCAGAAATATCACTAGTGGCATCTTGAAGTTCTGTTCTTAGGGACTTGACAACTCTTTCAGCCTCATTAAGTTCCTTAACATCAAATATCTTAATTTGCTTGCCACCCAATTGTTTGTTAATTTCTTGGATTTGGTCATTAAGTTTTTTTATTTGGTCTTGAGCTGCCATTGATATAGTTGGTTTTGTTATAAATATTACTACTTATAACTTGTTTTACCTTTATATGCCTTACTTGCTTCGGCAAATGCTGGGGTGTTGATTTTACCGTCAGCATTGACTAGATTTTTAGCTCCTTTACCGCCATTTTGGGCATTTTCATGGGAAGTTTTTTCTTCTTTGTAGAATTTTTCTATTTCAGAAAAGGTATATTTGCGGAGCCATATAGGCATATTGTAAACAGATAGATAATCATACCCTCCCTTACCATGAAATAGTATTTGGTGAATTTGAGAAAATAAAGATTTTCTAAATAATGGGGCTACTTTAATAGTCAGGCCAAAAAAAGTTTAGGCCAATAGGGACCTCTACCTCCTCTCCGCTGTCTACTATATAATTTAAGTCTACGTCTGGTTGTGTTTGTTTGATATGTTCCCTAAAAGATCTAGAGTCTCTAGCTAGAAGGTAATTATCAACAAATTCTCTAATATCTTTTTTTTCACTTTGACCATCTACTGATAGTATTACATGTTTTAATCTAGTAGATAATTCGGGTGATGCATCTTTGTTTAATTTTTTTAATCCTGCTACTTCTCTGTTTATTTGCCTTTCATCTAAACCTGTAATAAGTTTATAAGTAATTACAGTACCCGTTGAAGGTAAGGTATATGCGAATTCATTTTTACCTGCTTCAAATTTAGATTCGTCAAACTCTTTATTTTCTAAAGTAGAACAATCTATAATATAGGATTCGCCTTTTATTTGTACCTCATAGTCTTTACCGTATCCTAAAACACGGGAAGCAATTAATAAAGCATTTTTGTCTCCTACTATTAAATCATCAGTTTTAATATTTTTATCAATAATTAAAGAATCTAATAATTTATCTAATACTGTGCCTTTTTGTATGTAGGATTGATTAGAAAGAATATCTTCTTCTCTAGCAGTCATGTATTTCATTTCTACTTTACCACTTGATAAAGGACTGTCTTTAGGATAAATTAATCCTTTAGAAGGTAATTCTATTTCTTCGGTTGGGAATTTAAATTCGCTCATATAAATTTTATTTAGTATAACTTGTTATTCAATTATACATATGTAATATAAAAAAAAGCTTGGCGGAAGCCAAGCAATTTTATATAATTTATGTATTTTTCTTTTTAGAAATTTAAAATACAGTAATCAGGTTGAACTGTTAATTGTAGTTCTACTGCTGCACTTTCATTATCCCAGTTGTAATCTCCGAAATTTGCTTCGGTAATCATAGCTCCTTTGATAATCCATTCAGATACGATATCACCTACAGGTCCTAATACGTTCATAGTTAAATCTTTTTTATAGAAATCACTATATCCGTCTCTACCCGTTACTGACTCATGGTGTAATCTAACCCATTCCATACATGCTTGAGCACCACTTGGAGTAATTGGATCAAATAACGTCATTTGAATTGTGTTCCAAAGTGTTTTACCTTT